GCAGAACACGGAGAAGAGATGGGAGCATCTCTGGGGCGTGAGGGAGTATCATCAGTAGAGGGAGGAGCAGAGGCTCTCGCCTCTACTGGAAAATGGGTAGGTCGAGTGGGTAAAGGTCTTGGAATTGCTGGGGGTCTGGCGACAGGTGGAATGGCTCTGGCTGATGATTTTAAAGGTGGGTTTCATATAGCAGGACACAATACAGCTGAAAAAATTGCAAATGTGGGGCAGATTGTAGGAGCAGGATTAGATGTAGTAGGAACAATAGCACCTCCTCTGGCTCTATTAGGTGGAGTAGTTGATATTTTATCAGGTATTATAGGGGGAGCAGGTAATATTGAAGAGGGTGAAGATGCTGAAAAGGATTTAGATAAAAAAGAAGTAGAACAAAAACAAAAAGAAGTAGAAGTTTCAAGTGTAGGAGCTCAACAGATTACAACAGGTAGGACTATGTAATCATAAAATATTGTAATTTACAATCTTTTTTTTTAGGAATTATTCACTCTCAAATATTCTTCTGGATATATTGAACACTCTCTATGGATACTTTTTTTAACACTCATTATTTTTAATTTGTAAATATTGTAATTTACAATAAAATATATCATATATAATATACTATAATATGGAGATAGGAAAGATGGAAGACTTTACTATTGATCAATTTGCAGGGTCTATGGCTTTAATACTAGGAAGCATAGGAGGGCTACTCATGATTATATGGAAGTCTCGATGTGAATGTGATATGAATTGTTGTTATGTGTGGAAATGTCATAGGAGACCTCCCCCAGATGATACAGGTGGAGGAAGTGATGAAGAAAGTATAGTTCCTAAAATAAAACCCCCTCTACCTTCAAGACCTCCATCTGTGGAAGATGTGGAACAACAACCTTAATAATTTAAGATTAGTATTTAAAGATTTATGAAGATTATTATCTATACTAAAAAGAGAAAAGGCGGACAGAGAAATAATTAAATCCCCAGAAATAAAATATAAGTCATACTATATGAATATCCGTTCCATTAAATCCTTTGTTGAAGAAATTGAAAAAAAACATAAAGTTCCTTGTTATAGAAAGATACAAGTCAATCTTGTAAATGGTGTAAAAAAACCTTGTGCAGATCATAAGAACTGGACACCTGAACAAATTAAAAATGATAGAGGAAATGGAAATAATTATAGTATTTCCTTGAAGCATGTTCCAGATTTATTTTGTGTTGATTTCGATGAAAAAGACATAGCTGATTGTGAATTATATGATTTATTAAATGAAGATTGTGTAGCTACAACTGAAACAAATAAAGGAAGTCATTATTATTGTTATATTCGTAATGTTCCAAAATATAAATGTGAAACAAAAATATTAGTTGATAATGTAGAATGTGATTTAATTAAATGGGGAAATAATATGTGGGAAGTAGATACAAGACAAATTACAGGTGATTTGAAAGAATATGAATGGAATGATTTGAAAGATTATTTTAATCTTAAAAGAATGAACTTTATTAATTCTCCTGTTGTTAGTCCTGTTAATAGTCCTAATCAAAGTGAAGAAGAAGATGATAATGATTATAAAATAAAAAATATTCCTATTCCTAAATGTAATGAAGAAGAGTTTAAAATACATATTGCATCATTCAAGCCTCGTTATAATTATGATGACTGGTTGAAAGTTGGTTTTATTTGTTATAATAATTTTGATGGTAGTGATATAGGATTAAAATACTGGAATAACTATTCGAAAGATGATGAAGAAAATTATGAAGGTAAAAAAGCATTAAAATTAAAATGGGCAACCTTTAATGGAGATGGAAATAAATTATCTTATAAACAATTAATTAAATGGAATATAATTGATTATCCCCCTAAAAATAAATATCAAGGTTGGTTTCTAAATGGAGAGGATTATTTCATGGAAGAAATGAATAAAGAATGNATGTATTATACACTCACAGGAGATATATTGTATTTTTCAAGGAATATGTATATTAGAAATAAACCTGCTGTTTGTAAGCAGTATTATAAAAAATATTCGTTTGTTAGTGAAGCTGATGAAAAGGAAGTAAAAACTACAAATCCATTCGATTTATGGTTTGGACATATAGATAGAAAAGATATTGATAAAATTGTATTTAATCCAAAAGGAGAACAAGAGATAGATGAGTTTAATATTTGGAAGGGATTTAAAATACAGCCTAAAAATGAAGGAGACCCTGAAAAGATTAAACCCTTTTTGGATCACATCAAACATATATGGGCTGATGATAATGAAGATACATATAATTATATTCTAAATTGGTTTAGTAGATTAATTCAACAGCCATGGAAAAAGAATAATATATGTTTAGTCTTACATTCCATAGAAGGTGTAGGGAAATCATTTATTCTTGATATGATTGGAAAGATAATAGGAAATGATTATTATATCTCTACAAGTAATCTTAAAAATATTCTGGGCGAGTTTAATGGAGATGCAGAGGGAAAGATATTAGTTAATTTAAATGAAACTGGAATGTGGTATGATAAAAAAGTAGTAGGAAGTTTTAAGGAGTTTATTACAGACAGCACTATATCAATTAATAAAAAAGGAGTTCAACAATATACTATTGAAAATTATTGTAATACTATCATGACTACTAATGAAGATCATATTGTAAATATTGATGGAAATGATAGAAGATTTAATATTCTAGAATGTAAGAATGTTAAATATGGAAAAGAGTATTATAAGAATATTGCACAAACAAATATTCAAGATATAGCTGATTATTTATATTCAAGAGATATTACTAATTATGATAGTCGAGATTTCAAGAAAAGTGAATTACATTTACAACAGGTTAAAAAGAATATGTGTTCAGTTGAATTATTCTATACTGAATATTTAGAAGGAGATATTATGGGTAATGGTCATGATATTAAAAATCCGTGGTTTGATAAATATGAAGAAGAACCTGTAAGATCAATCTCAAAAGAACATATTTTTCAGTTGTATAATACAAGGAAAATGGGATCTCATGATAGTAAAGTTAATAATCGTGCTTTCTGGATTAAGATGAAAAAACTATGTCCATCTATGAATATTGGAAAGGCGAATAAAACAAGTAAGGCGAAAATAACATTCCCTAAAAAAGAAATTGCAGATGAAGAGTATTCTAAATATTTTGGTTTATGAACTCCATATCCAGCCTGAACTTACAGGGGGTTTTGTTTCATCAGTAGTGAATACTTCATCTTCAATATCTTTTTCAATTAGTTTTGATTTGATAATTGTTAAATCTTTTTTTATATCATTAACATCTTCTTTTATTGATTTTACTTGTGATAATACATCTTGTAAAATACAATTATTATTTTTGATTTTTTTATCCATTTATACAATTATAATTATAACATTTATTTTTTTTTATTTTATATATAATTAAAATATTCTATATAATATAAAATGAGTTCTTATTGGTCGAGTGATAATGTGGTTCATATTGGAGAAGAGCAAGTTTCAATTCCTACTGAAAATGGATTGTCTTATTCTGTTAAACAGAGTGGGCGGAAAGTTCAAATTACTATCCCCCCAGAAGTTAAGTTCATGGACGGAAAAAATAGTTATTTAGAGTTTGACCTTAAAATTGATCAACCTCTCGGTGTAGGTGATACTCCTACTCGTCTTCAATTAGACCCTAATGGAGCAGGATTATTGCTAAAAAATATGAGGATTTATGATGGTTCAAGAGGAAATATTTTGGAGGAATTAGTAGAATATCAATCATGGGTTAATCTTAAATATGACTATGATGCTGATGATAGTTTAAGAAATAAAAGAGCTCTTGAAGAAGGTGGAACTACTTGGACACCTACTAATCGTGGAACCGAAGGAACATCTCGTTCTCAAAGTGCAGATACAAGAACTAATCCTTATTTTAAAGCCCTTACTATTGGAGAAGATCAAGATACTTCGTATGATGCTACATCTCTTCAAACTTGTAAATGTTGTATTCCTATTCATGCTGGTATATTTAGTGATAAGATTTTCCCAGTTATGCTTACTAATGGTCTATATATTGAAATTGACCTCGCCCCTGCCCCAGAGGTTATTAAACAATTAGATAGTGTATCTCGTTATAGGCGTGTCCCTCTTAATGCTTCATTCCATTCGTTAAGTGATAATGCTACTACTACATGGCTCACTACTAATGGAACTGCTCAAACATCTTTCCTCTGTGCTAATTCTAATAATCTTGTAGGAGCTGATGCTGTTAGTAAGTTTCCTTTTGTAGTAGGTGAAAAAGTTAATTTTGTTAAGTTTGATGATCAATCAAAGGTGGGGCGATTTACTCAAAATGCCGTAGAAATTGGAGCAGTTGGATTTATAATCGATGAAGTAAGACTTCATGCATCAGGAAAGGTTGAAGTAGTTGTAGATACTCCTGCTGGATTAGTTAATGATGGAACTGGCGGAGCAGGTGCTATTGATATTACACAGGATTTCGTGCTATATTCAACAGCTATTAGTGAAGCTACTTCTTATGATATTGGATATACTATTTCTAATGTAAATCTAATTGTTCATAAAGTAGAATTAGACCCTTCTTATGAAAAGGGAATGATGGCTAAACTCCGTGAGGGAAAAGCAGTAGAGTTCGATATTATGTCTTGGACTAATTACAAACATTCTTCTCTGGCGAGTGATAAACAAACATCTTTTAATTTTCATGTAAATAATTCTCGTGCTAAATCTCTTATTATTCAACCCCAAGATGCTACTATCTATCCTAATCAAGTAGCTATGACAGGTGGGAGTGAAACTCTTGCCCAAGAAACATATAAGATTACAGAAGATACTATGGATAGAAAACTTAATAGTGTCCGTAGTGCTTATAGTGGTATAAATGATGGTCTTACATCTATCCAGTATCAAATTGACGGAAAACTTGTTCCTTCTCGTCCTATTTCTACTCGTAAATGTGCTACTAAAAAATCTATTGATCAGTTCCCTCTATATGAACTTGAAAAGACATTATCACAGGCGGACATTACTCCTCGTTCTTTTTCCAAGTATCTTGAAAATTGGAATGTGGGGCGTGCTTTTGGTGTTCATGGTGGGGCTATGGATTTAAGAAACAAAGATTTAACTTGCATATTTAAATATGAAGATGCTGTAAATGTTCCAGTAAAAAATAAAATGTATCAGGCTTTCGTCTATCATATCCGTAGGATTGTCATTAAAGATGGCGGTGTATCTGTGGTAGTCTAATATTGTAATTTACAATATTGAAAGATAAAGTTTTATCCAGCCATAAATATATCCAAGCATAAGGATTGCTCCAAGTATCCATAGTTTTTTTTCATCATCATAATTTTCCATTTTTATTTATTGTAATTTACAATAAAATATATTATAACTTTTTTTATTAATTTCTAGGTATATAATTTAATATTATATATATTATAAAATGACAAGTCGATATGTAGAAATCCGTCCAGATAATATTCCAGCAAATAATAAAGTTAGTTTCAAAAATGGTTTTCCTGTATTAAGTTTTACAATTCAAGCACAGCAGGGAATACTTGATCCCAGAACTATTAGGATATGTGGAGATTTAAAAGTTTTTAAGGATAATCTTGCAGTTCCTACTCCTATCCTCCCAGCTGATACAAATCAAATCTCTATGGATAATCGCCTAGGTATTTTCGGTGTCATGGAACAGGTTATTATCCGTCATAATAAATCAAAAATGGTGTGTGAGCATATAAGACATTATAACAAGATGCTTCAATCTTATCTTGGAGTTTCCAGTTCTAAATGTGATTTACTAACTCACCTTAATTCAAGTGCTCTATGTATGCCTAATGCTGATGCTTTCTTCCAGAGTGTAGTTTGTAATAATGCTACTGGAACACAGAAAAAAGAGTTTAGTGCCCATCTTCCAACTGGTTTCATGATGTCTGGTAATATGGTTAATCTTATGCCTGATGCTTTTGGTGGTCTTCAAATTGAAATCCATTTAGAAAGTGATGCTAATTGTTTATTCTCTCGTGTGGGTTCTACTACTGCTCCTTCTATTGTTGCAGATGCTCATTATGTTCTTGAAAATCTTAAATTAACTTGTGAGATTGCTGATATTCCTGCTGATCAACTTTCATCTATGTCCCAGCAATCAGGAGCTATGGAGTTTAATACAATTACATCTCTCTATACTGCTATTAATAGTGCTAATGCCCAGCTTCAATATTCTCTTGGATTATCCAAGGTTCAAAGTGCTTTCATGACTTTCTGTCCCTCACGGAATATTAATACACTTACTCAAAATGGACTTGCTACAACTTATCCTTCGAATAGTGATAATAGTTTAGTTCATTTTACTCGTATCCAGTTCCTTCGTGGAGGTGTCAAATATCCTATGGATTTTGATATTACTACTAATGCTTCTATTAGTGAAAATGCTGGAACTCTTCTGGCTGACAGCCAACTTGCTAAACAATTTGTAAGTGCTATTATTCCTGAAAAGGCTACTGATAGGTCTTCGGTTAGTGTAGTTAATCTTAATAGAAATTATACTATGGATATTACAAGTGCCGATGTTCCCAAGTATAGTGAAATAGCTGATGGTGGAGCTCTCTTCGGTGTAGGGGTTCGATATAGTCAATTTAACGGCGGACAGGATTTCAAGGATCAACAATTCGGGGTTTCACTTGAAAGTGATTTAACAAGTGATAATCCCCAGTCTGTATTCATCTTTGTAAAGGCGAAAGCATCATTAGTGTATTCTCCTAATGGTGTGCAGTTAATTCAGTAAAATATGTAAAAATAAAATATATACTATAATATAAATGGATATTGAAGATTGGGAAGAAGTTATAAGTTTTTATGCAAAAAGAGGNGATNNNGATACTATACATGAAATAAGAAGATTATTAAAANAAATAACNAATGAGTTTCTTGAAAGAATTGATGACCCTGATTATTCAACAGAAGAGAGTGTATCAAGTGAAGAAGAATTAGAATATGAAGAGGAGCTAATATCCGTGAAGATGGACGGAGATTTTTTATATTGTGAATAATTCTCAAAATTAAATATTGTAAATTACAATTTATTATTTTCTCTACATTTTAAGATTTATTTTTTTATTTATGTTATATATAAAATATTATATATAATATAAAATGAGTAAAGCTAAACCCATGAGTTCTCCTGATGATCCTAAACCTGTTTCACAGGGAGGCGGTATTCCTGACTTTATTAGACTTGGTGAAATTGGTTCAACTGGAATGATGAAAGTTGAAACTGACCTATTAGAGCCTGTAATTTTAAATGATCCTTCAAGTTCTTCGGTAGATGGTTTTGTTCGATTTACTCTACAAAATAAGGGATTTCTTCATAGTAATTCTAAATTGTTTGTATCTCTAACACCTGCAAGTGCTCGTGCTGGTGTCAATCTTGCTACTGGAATTGGACAGGTAATTAAAAAGGCTGTTCTTAAAGTTGGTAATCAAACCCTAAATGAAATTAGTGATTGGTCATATTTACATCAAATTAAATCATCTCTTATCTCTGGTGAAGTGCAGAGGGAAAGGGAACAATATTTAACTGGGCGTTGTATGGATCATGAGTTCCTATATACTGAAACTGGCGGAGCATCAACTAATAATAATCTAGCTGGGACTTATGGTCTGTGTAATGGTCGTGAATATACTGGCGGAGATGCTGGACTTCTTATGCAACCCTTTTCTGTAATGGATAATACAAGTGCTACTACTATTGCTCAAAGTCCAGTTTATCAAATTGATTTAAGTGATTTATTCCCATTCCTAAAACAGCATCAACTTCCATTATATATGTTTCATGAACCCATTAATATTGAACTGACCCTTGCTCCATCTATTAATCATCGTAATTTCAGTAGTGGTGGAAGTGTAGGCGGAGGAGCTTTCCTGCTTGATAGAAATGAATTGAAGTTCTGTGCTGATTATCTATATTTTGGTGATGGTAGTGAAATGAGTGATTATGCAGAAAAGAATAAGGATTTATCATTTAGTTTCCCTGATTATCGCCTCGCCGTATCTTCTGTTAGTCAAGTATCTATGAGGAATATTGTTCGTAATGTAGGTATGGCTAATCGTCTTGTATCTCGTGTCCTTACAGCATTTAATCAGTCTGGAAGTGGTGAAACTGATATGGCTGGAACAGGCTCTTCTTATGGTCTTAAAAAAAGTGCTACTGGAACTCTCGGTTCTATCGAATATAATTTAAGATATAATGATAGATTTGAGTTTCCTACAAATATTCAAAATACAGCTCGTTTGTTTAGTCTATTAACTGATAGTGAAGGAGTTCCTTTTATTCCTAAACAAGAATATTCTAATGCAGGTGATATTATTACTACTGGAACTTATGAAGCAAGAGCCCAGAATACAGGTTTAGAGGGTAATTTCTTTTATCAATCTACTCGCCTTACTGGTGGTCGTGTGGGTAGTCGTGGTATTGAAGTTCATGTAAAAGCTAATGATTTGAAAGATAATGTTAATGTCATGAGATCCTTCTGTGAATATCTCCGTATTGCTCGTCTCCAAGATGGCTTCCTAGAAGTCTTTAATGTATAATGTTGTAATTTACAATTTTTAATTTATGTTTTTTTTATGTTCCATATTATAATGCCTCTGGATAAAGATGGAAAAGCTATATTATATAAGCCTTGGAAGAATACAACAAAAAGTAGATATAAATATTGGGTCTATGTAAAAGCACCTACAAAAAAAGGTTATAAGAAGATAGGATTTGGATATAAGGGAATGGTAGATTGGAGGAGTAAAACTGCATCAAAAGAACAGAGAAAATCATATAGGGCGAGAGCTTCTGGGATTAAAAATAAACAGGGACAACTTACATATAAAATGAAAGATACAGCTAATTATTGGAGTTTCCATTACTTATGGTGAATAGTCATTATAGTCATTATAGTAGGTGTCAAAACTCTTATAAAAAGGAAATGAATATTTATTTTTCAAACCTGTTTTAAGATGACTATAATGACTATTCATAATATAACATAATATTATACATAAATAATATATAATGTATATATAGTAAGTAGTAGTAAATATATGTGAAAAATATTAAAATAATATTCTCCGTCATAGTCATCTTGATTTTGAAGATGACTATATTTGAGTTGAAGATGACTATTTTGGGGTTCAAGATGACTATTCATAAATGATAATGACTATCTTTATTATTTAAAGTATAGATAATAAAATAATATAAGATGTATAATTTTTATTGTTATTACAAAGATTTAAGAATTGGAAAATATAAATGTCATGGAGATAATATAGAAGAGTTATATTCAAGAATGAGTAAGCCTATGATCATGGACGGATTTAAGAATGGAAAAGATTGGAAATTACAAGTAAAAGTATTTCAATTATTTTGTGATGGAATTGCAAAGCAAGTCGATAGATGTGAGAAGGTTAGGGCGAGTGATTTTTTAATGTTTTTAAGTTGTTATGTAGCTCTTGTAAAATACAATAAAATCCCTGATACAGATTATCTATTCATGAAAATAAAGTAAGTTTAATTATTATTTAAAAAATAAAATATTAGTTATACTATGGAAGAACAACCGAATAAATATGAGAATGGAAAGATCTATAAGATTGTAGATAATACAAATGGAAATGTTTATTATGGCTCAACTCAAAAAACATTAAATAGAAGATTAAGTGATCATAGATACGATTATAAGAGGAGAGAAAAAGAGGGAAATGTTAGAACTTCAAGTATAATTATATGCAATAATGATTATACTATGGAATTAGTTGAAGATTTTCCTTGTTCTTCAAGAAAGGAATTAGAAGCAAGAGAAAGTTATTACATTAATAATTTTGAATGTATTAATAAAGCAAAAAAAAAGAATAATTTAAAAGTTATAAAAAAACAAATAACTATCTCATTTGATTAATAAAAAAAAAATATATTGTATATATTATGAAGACTTATATTGAAGGAGATATTCTACAAGTCATAAAAACATTCGAAGATAATTCAGTTGATTTTATATATACTGATCCCCCATTTTCAACTACAAATGCATCATGGGATCAAGGATTAGATTGGGAAAAACTATTTCCTGAAATGTGGAGAGTATTAAAACCTGATGGAATTATATGTTTGTATGCTTCTATGCCTTTTACTTATGAGCTATTAAAATATGAAACACCTAAATATCATTATACATGGAAGAAGAATAATTCAACTTTATTCTTTCAAGCAAAATATCAACCATTAAGAAATGTTGAAGAGATATTTGTTTATTATAAAAAAAAAGGAACATACAATCCCCAGATGGAAGGTAGTGATGTAAGACCCATGAGATTTCAAGGAGAAAAAAATAAAGCCTATGGACAGAGTTATTATGGAGCAGATATAAGAACATTAACAAAAGAAGAAGCACAATCAAAAGCTCATAAAGGTAAATATCCTACATCTTTAAGAGAATGGAAAATAGCTATAAAAAGAGGAGGAATTACAAGAACAGATGATCAAATAGATTATTTCATTAAAACATATTCAAATGAAAATGAAACAATTCTAGATATGACTTGCTGTGATAAATATGTAGGGGATAGATGTGAAGCATTAAAGAGGAATTATATAGGAGTAGATTTAGATTTAAGTTTTATGCAATAATTAATCTTTTTTTATTTAAGTTTATTTAAAAATAATAATCTTATGTTATATATAAAAGCATGAGTGAAGTTCAAGAAAAGATTAAACAACTCCGTCCAAATCTAAAAGATAATACTATCAAACAATATGAAACTCAATTAAAAAAACTGCAAAAGATATTTGATACAGATAATTATAAGTTCCTTGATGATCCAAAAAAGGTAGAAGAGAAATTAAGTCATTTACATTATACATCAAGAAGGAATGTATATAATGCTGTGATTATACTTCTCATGGCTCTCGATAAAGATAAGAAACTAATTGAAGAATATGGAGAGATGAGAGATGAATTAAATAAACAATATCAAGATGAACAAGCATCAGGGAAAATTAGTGAAAAACAAAAAGATAATTTTGTAGATATTGAAGAATTATATAAGATGTTGGAACAAATGGAAAAAGAAATTAAACCTCTTAAAAAGAAAGACAAACTCAATCAAAATGAAAGACAGCTTATAAAAGCATATACTATTTTTTCATCATTAGTCCGTATCCCTGTAAGGAATGACCTTGCAGGATTGATATTCATTAGTAAGACAACATATAATAAATTAAGTGATAAGGAAAAGGAAGAGAATAATTATTTAGTTCAATTAAAAAACAATTTACAATATATTTTTAATGAATATAAGACAGCTAAAAAATACAAGGAAAATGTAATCGATATTCCAAAGGACTTGCAAAAGATTTTAAGAATGTATATTAAGTTTAATAATTATAAAGTAGGTGATGTAATCTTTCCTATATCCAAGAATGGACTAACACAACTATTAACTAAATATTCTATGAAATACATGAATAAGAAAATCAGTTCAACTATGATAAGGAAATCATATCTATCCAGTAAATATAGTGATATGAAGAAGGAGATGGAGAAAGATAGTAAAATCATGGGGCATAGTGTAGGAACAGCTCAAAAAGTCTATGTGAAGGATAGTGAGGATATGGAAGAAGTAGGGGACGGATAATATTGTAATTTACAATCTTTTTTTTCAGGAATTATATACTCTCAAATA